GATTAGGGCCTATCCGCAGTTCCAGTTTACGCAGGTAACTTTCCCGCTGGGTTCGACCGACATCGACAATGCCGACCGAGATGCTCTACTTCAGGTCTTTATGGGTCTCCCGGTCAACATCCAAAATCTGCCCGGAAATATGGTCGATGGAGAATTTCAGGGATTTGTCGAAGGTTGGACCTTTTCGGCCGGTTATAAATCTCTTAGTCTGCGGATGACCGTCAGCCCGATAGCCTTTAGCTTGCAGGCCTTCCGTTGGAACTCGGTCCCGGTCGTGGAACAATGGGCCACGTTATCACCGACGCTTGACTGGCTCAACGCTACGATTGTCGCATAAAGGAGACCTATGCCAAATACAACGAACTTTAACTGGGCAACGCCGGCAGACACAGACCTTGTGAAAGATGGCGCAGCCGCTATCCGGACACTTGGTAACTCAATCGATTCATCTTTCGTTGATTTAAAAGGTGGAACGACCGGTCAAGTATTGACCAAAGCATCGAATACAGATTTAGATTTTACTTTTTCTACAGTTGATCCCTTGGTAATTCTTGATGCTAAAGGCGATTTGATTTCTGCTACCGCAGCAGATACTCCAGCAAGACTTGCAGTTGGCGCTAACAATACAGTTTTGACCGCCGACTCCAGCACTTCAACAGGGTTGAAGTGGGCTGCGCCTTCGAGTGGATTGACTTTTATTAGTAATGGCTCTTTCACTACTTCTAGTTCAGTAAATGTAAGTGATGTATTTTCTGCATCATACTTAAATTATCGAATTTATGTAGATATTACAGCAAACTCAACTGATCAGGGCATTGATATGAGGATGAGAGTATCAGGCAGCAACAACACTAATTCAGACCATAATTCTCAGTATTTACGAGGATTAAATACTACGGCATCAACGGCAAAGTTTCAAAGCCAAAACAAGTTCAACGAAATTATGAGCGGAACGTCTGGAACTATTTTTTGTAATGGCATTATAGATATTTTTAACCCTTTTGCTTCAGAGAAAACTAATGGAATTTCTTATGCAAGTAGTATGGGCAGCAGCATTTATACTACTGTAAAAATAGTCGGCTTTGGTAAAGACGATTCTACAAGTTATACAGGATTCGCACTTATACCAGATACAGGAACTATCACAGGCACTTACCGAGTTTATGGATTAGGATAACAACAATGGAAAAACTTACAAAATATGAAGATGGAAAGCACTTGGAAATAGTCGGTGAAGAACTTGAAGAAATCTTACAACTTAGAAAAGACGCTGCCGAAAGAAAATTGGCAGAAGAACAAACGCTAAAGGATGCTGAAATTGCTAAGGCAGCCCTGCTAGATAGGCTAGGGATTACTGAGGATGAGGCTAAACTGCTTCTAGCATAATCTTGAGAGATTGTGCTAAATACGGAAAACTTATGACTTACACAGAAGGCACAGCGCAACGCGTCTGCCAAATCGCATTGGAAGAAATCGGTTATGTTGAAGAGCCGGTCAACATCACAAAATACGGAAAACACACAGGAGCAGATGGCTTGCCCTGGTGCGGTTCGTTCGTTAATTGGTGCTTCCAAAAGGCGGGCGTTAGATTGCCATCGATGGTGTCTACATCGGCCGGAGCGCAACGCATGAAAGATGTCGGTCGTTGGACACAAGACCCTGCGCCCGGTGATTTAGCATTTATGGATTTCCCACACGATGGCATCGACCGGATTTCTCATATTGGAATTGTCGTAAAAGTAGGACCAAAGAACTGCTTTATTGTTGAAGGTAACACTAGCGGCACCGGTAATCAGCGCAACGGTGGACAAGTGATGTTAAAGAAAAGGCCCAGGATCAGTGGACCCATCGTCGGTTATGCCCGTCCGAAGTTCGTAACTTCGCTCGATGCGTTCCCGGTCGTCGATGACGTTGCAGACGACGTAATCGAAGAAAAGCCCAAAAAGAAAAAAGGAGCCAAGAAAAATGGCACAACTAAAGGCACTACTAGCGAGCTGGAGTAGGTCATTCGTAGCCGCATCATTAGCGGTCTATTTGGCCGGAGTTACAGACCCGAAGGCGATAGCCGGAGCAGGTCTAGCTGCAGTCCTTCCAGTTATTTTGCGCTGGCTAAATCCAAAAGACTCGGCCTTCGGACTTTCCAAGCCGTAGTCCTGACACTGGTTCTAGGCGGCTGTGGTTACGACGGATGGGTCAGGTATCCCTGCCAAAACTTCGAAAACTGGAGCCGCCCAGAATGCCAAAAGCCGCAGTGCCTTGTATCGGGAACTTGTACAGAGGACATCATTGGCAGGCCGATACCAAAGACGCCTTAGCCCGGCAGACATCAAGGCTCGATTAATCCTAATTATCGGCTCAGCTTTGGCCCTTTGCTTCGTCGCGATGACGCTAGGGATTACCTACGCCCTGATTTTCGTTACTCAACCCATAGGCGCACAAGCTCCAAACGATGCGGCATTTATAGACCTTCTTAAAACTTTAGCGATTTTCTTAACCGGGTCGCTCGGAGGCGTCCTTGCATCAAATGGCCTCAAAGACCGTAACGACACGCCGAAGGACCCGCGTACTACTTGAGACCGTCGGCGCAATAGGTCAAACTGAAGCCGATGGGAACGTCCGATTCCCACGGTCAGGAGCAGTTGATGTGTACATACGATTATGGCGATTTCTTCGCCCTAGCCTTTTTGCTTTTCCTAGTATTTCTAGGCGGCTGGGGCACCGGTTGGAACTCCGGTAAAAGAGAAGGATTTGACGCCGGTTACCAAAGAGCGCGTTCTGTAGCTTTATCTGAGTTATCTTTTGAGACCTGGAAAAAGAGGGGCAAATAATGGCCTTCGATTTATCTAATTATGAGGACGTAAACGCCAGGATTACTCGATTCCGTTCGGAGTTCCCGATGGGTCGTATTGTTACAGAAATCGTTCACGTCGATTATGACCAGGGTCGAGTTTTAGTTAAGGCCACGGTTTACAGAACAGACGACCCGGCTGAATTGCCAGCAGCTACAGATTACGCTTATGAGTTTAGGTCAACACACGGCGTCAATCGAGACTTCTGGATTGAGAACTGCGTAACTTCCGCTGTGGGCCGTGCTATTGGGGCTCTAACGCCCTCTGGAGCCCGTCCAACGCGTCAGGACATGGAGAAGGCGCAAAGCCTACAAGCCCAGGCCGAGTATCCCGATGCACACGCATCCAAGCGAGACGTTCCAACGGCAGCCGAATCAATTGCTCAGCTGAAGTCAAAACTAGGGGCCGAAGTTATGCCAGAGCCGCCTATTTGTAAACATGGTCATCGCATTCTCAAAGAAGGCACCGGCAAAACCGGCAGCCCATACAAGGGTTATGTCTGTCCTGAAAAAGTAAAGGCCCGCCAATGCCCGCCGATTTGGATGAAAAAATACGGCGACAAGTGGATGACACCGGAGGACCACAGCGAGGTCTTACTAGAGGCCGGACGAAACCTCGACCCGGTCCCTGAACGCGAACCGGTTCCAGACGAGCTTTTGAGTGAATCTGAAAGAGGTCAGAGATGATCCCAATGAGATTACATCCGCAGAGCGAATTAGTAGCGCACCACGCTGCTTTATTGAAAATCCAAAAGACGCCAAAGATGGGCAGTGAGCCTCGCTATAACATAAAGTTAAATCTTCACGAAGAGATTTCAGAACTTGCAGAAGCGATAGCTGCTGAGATGGTTGTCGCGTCCTATTTCGGTCTCAAGTACGACCCTTATGCCGACACGATGAAAACACAGGCCGATGTGGGCACCAATATCGAGGTCAAATGGACCCGGTACGAGAACGGCCACTTGATTATCTATCCAAACGACCGGCAGATGGATGTCGCAGTGCTCGTGGTAGGCAAAAGTCCAAAGTACTACCTTAAAGGATGGCTACCGGTAGCAATGGCAAAACGGGACCGCTTTAAACATCGCGACCAGAATAGCTGGTGGATTCCTTCGGGACATCTCCAACCTATGGAGAACTTTAAGAGGAGCATTTATGGACAAGAAGCGATTTAAGTGTCGTATCTGTGGCGCGGTTAAAATCCACGCGGTTTTAACTGAGTTCCCGGTGGGCGACTTAGTCGTCTGTGCGCAATGTTTAGGCTGCGGCGTAATCGGTATACATCAACGAGACAAGGAGATGATCGATGGACGAAATACTTGATTTAGACATTGGATTTGATGAGGTATCTAGCAAGACAAGCGATGATTACTATACGCCCAAATGGATATTTGACGCCATCGGTTTAGAGTTCGATTTAGACGTATCAGCTCCACCTGGCGGCATTCCCTGGATTCCGGCCAGGAAGCACTTTACGATTATCGATGACGGACTAGCCCAGGAGTGGTTCGGTCGAGTCTGGATGAATCCACCTTATAGCGATGTAACGCCGTGGGCTAAGAAGTTTATCGCCCACAATAACGGGATAGCCCTGGTACAAATCTCAAAGGCTCGGTGGTTTAACATCCTATGGGAACAGACCGACGCGATGCTGGTGCTGCCCTCAAATCTACGATTTACCACGGCCGAAGGTGAGTCCAAAGGTATCTTTATGCCTTGCGTACTAGCTGCGATGGGCTCCGACAACGTCCACGCCATACAGAAATCTGAGCTTGGTTACACGCGATGAGTTATCCACAAGATGGGCATAACCTGTGGGACACGCCCAAGCCCACGCGTAAACCTAGACAGAGATTGACTGCGTCGGTACGCTCCGTCCGCTGGAGGCGGCCGCGTTCGCGGTTTAGCCGGCGAACAGCTACGGTGCTCTGGGCAGTCCTTTGCTTTACGGCGATGCCCGTAGAAGCCGCAATTCCAAGAGAGATTGAATCTTATAAACTTTATGCGCATTCTCGATTAAAAGATTTTAACGAGATGAAATGCCTAAATACGTTATGGACTAGAGAAAGCAACTGGAGACCGCAAGCGGTAAACGGTTCGCATTACGGAATCCCACAGCTACGAAATAACAAAATACGAGGCAAAGACGCCTTTACTCAAATCGATTGGGGTCTGCGTTATATCGATCATCGCTATGGTTCTACTTGTAAAGCGTTAAAAGAATGGAATAAACGTAAACGACTAACAGGGCGGGGTTGGTACTAATGGGCTCTGCTTTGAATAACGGCTCTACTAGGTTATGGCGTACTATCAGGGCCCGGATATTGATGAGAGACAACTACACCTGCCAAAGCTGCGGAATGGAAGGGGCTGACTCGGTGGACCACATCGTCCCTAGAAGGCTCGGTGGCACCGATATGGAAGACAACTTACAAACTCTGTGCAGGACTTGTAATTCACGCAAAGGCGGGCGGTTTTTTTATAGCGATAGGACACCACCGACCCCACATGGTCTAATTTCACCACGAAACGAAAGCCTTCGGCACGAGCCAGCTGGTCATGACTTCGATTCGGCTTCGAATGGTTAGCATCGTTAGAGAACGGGACGCATCGGAAATAGGAGGTGTGATACTTGGGCATTCTGAGCCCAGAATCCATTCTCCGCTGGTAAATCTGCCCTCAAAGGGTCAAGAACTAATCGATTTCAGCAAATCTATCGGCCTAGACCTACTGCCCTGGCAGAGTTGGTTAGCAATCGAGGCCCACCGGGTCAAACCTGACGGGCGATGGCATTATCCGATTGTGTGCGCCGTGGTAGCCAGACAAAATGGCAAGTCTACTTTGATGATGTCTCGGATTTTAGCCGGGCTATTTCTCTGGAATGACCCGCTTCAGATTGGTTCGGCGCATCGACTCACGACCTCTCTGGAGACTTTTCGAGCTTTGGTTAACATAATCGAAAGTAACGAATCTTTATCATCTCAAGTTAAACGGATTCGATGGGCGCACGGTTCTGAGGAAATCGAGACCAATCATCGGACTCGGTATATGGTCAAGGCCGCCAATGCCGCCGCGCGAGGTATCTCTAGGCCAGAGACGGTCTTTATGGACGAGCTGCGCGAACACAAAGACCAAGAAGCCTGGGCCTCGATGAAATACACAATGATGGCCGCTGCAAATCCTCAAGTCTGGACCCTTTCGAATGCCGGAGACCAACACAGCCTGATTTTAAATCAACTCAGGGAAAGAGGTTTAGCTTCTGTCGCAGGATCATCTGATGACATAGGTTATTTCGAGTGGAGCGCACCTAAAGACGATATTTACGACGTCGAGGGATGGCGTTACGCAAATCCATCATTAGGTCGCACGATTCACATTGATAACATACGCAGCGCAACTAACGATGCGCCGGACGTCTTTCGGACTGAGGTCCTGTGCAGATGGGTTGACTCAATCAACCCGGCTATTCCATCGCTGGAGTGGGCTAGTTGCGAAAATAAAACAGAGAAGCTGGATGAGAGTCGCCGGACTTGGTTAGGAGTAGACCTTTCGCCTGACCGTCGACACGGTGCGCTGGTTGCAGCGCAACGTCTCGATTCAGACCGGTTTATCGTCCAGCTTCTCCATACTTGGCATAATCCGGTATCCCTAGACGATAAGGCGATTGCCAACGACATCGCGCCGTATGCCAGAAAATTTAACACCGAGCTTGTTGCCTACTCGAAGCGAACCTCTAGCGCGGTCGCAATGCGACTAGCACCGGCAGGAATCCGGGTTATGGACATCGACGGGGCCGAATACGCTCAAT